CAATGGGGTCGAGCTGGAAGGCATCTTGGTGTTCCAAGGCGCTCAAGGACTCGGTAAGACGCTATGGTTTAAGCGACTGTGCAATTATAACAATGGTTGGCTCCTAGAGGGTGCCACTCTGAATCCAAGTGATAAGGACTCTGTTAAGAGAGCTGTATCCCATTGGATTGTGGAGCTCGGAGAGATTGAGAGCACCTTCAAAAAGAGCGATATAGACCAACTGAAGGCGTTTGTAACAGCTAAGACTGATGAGTTGAGGTTACCCTATGACCGAGCCTTTACGACTTACCAGAGGCGCACTGCTTTCTTTGCCAGTGTCAACGCTAGGGAGTTTCTAACTGATAGCTCTGGCAATCGAAGATTCTGGTGTATTTCAGTCAATGAGATCAATTATAATCATGGGATCAACATGCAACAACTGTGGGCAGAAGTGAAAGAGACATTGTATGTGCAAGGGCAGAAAAATTGGTTCTTGAGCCCAGATGAGCGAGAGCTCTTGCAGGATAGTAATGAGGGCTACAGAACCCAGAGCAGTGTGGAAGACCTGATCCTTCAATATGTGGACTTTAATGGAAAGTACACCGAGCCAGTGCAGATGACCAGCCTACTGAGGGATCTGGGGATTGCCAATCCGAGGATGCCAGACTTTAAAGACGCGGCTAGAGTGTTAGCTGAAAGAGGCGTTGAACCACGAAGGACTAATGGCAAGAAGGTCTATGATCTGGACTACACCAAGTCAGGTGATTCCAGCCTTAATGGTAATTTCAGGAAGGATTACTGATGCAGTGCTACCATTGCAACAATGATTTGACATGGGGCGGAGACTCGGACATCGAAGATGACGATGATCTCGGTAGACATTTCCTAATAGAATCAACTCTAACTTGCTCAGATTGTGGGTCACTTGTGGTAGTCTATTACCCAAGAGATAAAAAAGAGAAGCTGAATTGATGGAAGATGATAAAGACAATATGACAAGATATGAAATGGCTGAGAAGTACACAGAGTTTATGGAATTTTGTGACTGGATGTATGAGTGTGAGCTGATAGTAAATAACAAAAATAATAAAAGCACTCAGTCTTTTGAAGACTATATGAATGAGCGTTTTTTTTGGCTGTCGGATGTATTTAAGAATAAGACTATACACTGATGACAGGTTGGCAGTAGTGTATAGTGGTAAAAATGCTACCCTGTAGTGAAAGTCAGTGTTTATAATGGTTTAAGCTATTAGGTAGTGTTAGGTATATACTTTTATAATAATAATAATAATATATAGTATACAGCGTATTAGCCCTATTTAAGGCGGTTTATGCGACCTATAAACACCCTATATGTTAGTGGGCTGTACACTGTGCACTATACACTGATGGTTTAATTTAATATGGAGAGAGAGTGGAAAAGTTTGAATATAATAACAAAATGAGTTGGGGTGAGAACTACAACAAATGGCGAATGATGAACAACGATGAGAGATTCAGATATAACATGGAGATATACACATCGGAACAAGCGCTAGAGCTTTTTGATAGAATGTATCCTAAAGATGAAAACAGGTAGACCTAAAAAAGCAAAGAACGAGCTGGTCAAACCGCCAGTTACTTTTGAGAAGGATGAAGAGCTCGGCTTGTCCGAGATGCAGACAGCATTCGTGTGGTTCTATACTGAAGGAGCTTGTGGTCAAACCGAAGCAGCTAGAAAAGCTGGCTATCAATTTCCAGCAGTAGCAGCTAACAAGATGCTGAATGGCAAAACCTTTCCCAAGGTGACGAAGGCGATAAGAATAAAACAGGATGAGTTAGCTGAGAAGTACGCCATCACGCCACAGAAAACTGGCACGATGCTGTGGAAGATCACTGAGACTGCATACGAAACAGGACAGCTCAACGCTGCGGTGTCAGCAATCAAGGAGCTTAACCAATTAGCTGGGCTCTCAGTCAATAGAACCCAGAGCTTAAACATCAACGCTAATCTTGAGACAATGAGCAAGGAAGATATCAAAGAAAGGCTGAACAAATTAATGGGAGTTGATACGACTTACAGTGCCAAGGATATGTGAAGCTGGGAACTAAGTCTTGGCGCATTCTTTCATTTATTTCTTAAAAATCCAGAAAAAGTCTCTGAAATCCCAGAACTCCTTATAAATCAAAGACTTAGGCTACACTCCTCATGTGTACTTATGTGCAACTGTTTGTATCTTTCTGCACACAAGGCTAACAGGAACCCTATACGATTGCTGGTTTTGCTGGAAAGTCCGATTAAATTGACCCCCACACCCCCATATATAAAATGACGATGTCAGTTGTAGTTATAGCTGAGTTTGGTACAGAAGATCACCAAAAAAACTCAAAAAAAATTTTAAAAAAAATTTAATAAGTTATAAGTATTCCAAGGATTGTTAATAGCACAGCACAAAGAATTGCAAACTCAAACATTCTTTATCTGCTCTGCCTCGTAGTGGCTCCAATTGGTTTTCAACACATGCAACCATTCATCCAACGGAAGCACCGCTATCTTCTGGTTGTCTTTTTCCCAGTGCGTGTTGATCGCGTGTAATGGAATACATACTCTGGTAGGGACTCTATTGAATTTGAAAATCAGCGCTGGTATTTTTTCTTCTGCCGACTCGCACACCTGCTTCCACCAAGCTGGTTTAAACCAATTCCCAGATTGATAATGTTTACATTCTATTGCATGGAATGGAATCGGGATGTCGCATTGTCCAGACTGTTGATATTGATTAAGATTCCTTCGGCAAGTAAACTCCAGAGCGTTCTCTTCTGCAAAAGCATTTAATGCTTTGACGATAGATCTTTCGTATGACGCTCCTTTCTGGCGCGAATCAACCATATTAATTTTCCAAGTAAGGTGAGTATCTATTCATAATGCCGATTACTTTTTCTGCATAATCAGGATCAGTGGCATAACCAGCTTCATCAATTGCCATTAAGTAATCTTCTGGAGTCCCAGAGCTTTTAGCATCCTCGTATCTTGGTTTGTCGATTTTATCTTTATACCCAGCGAAAGAATCTTCCTGTGAGTCAAAAGTTCTAAAGAGATCGTTTATCACTACTGGTTCTCCATTAATGTACTCAAGAGTATCATAGCTCTCCGATGCTTGGCTACTATCATCTGGCTTGATACCCAGAACATTGTTTTGATAAATAGCTAGATCCGACTTGCCATGACCAGATTCCAAACTCGCTTGAGCTGCTACTGCTTCTGGAAACTGCAACCCAGCATCTTTTGCGTATTGATAGAAGCGTAGGTAAGCGCTGACATCGTTTTCCACTTCACCACCTTGGTTAAATTCTTCTGCTTCCACTGTGTTTTTGTAATCTTCTGCCATCAACATCGCACCAGCCATTGGAATCGTAATGCCATACTTCTTGGAAATATCAATCACCCTGTCATCGAAGATGACGAAGTTACTGGTGCCACCCTCTTTGCCTGTTGGATTCACTGGGCTAGTTCGACTAAACTGATCTTTGTATCTATTGCCTTTAATGCCAACCGAATTTAATATTTCAGATGTGCGCTCTGCACCAACAATCTGTTTCATTCTTACTGTTAAATCATCACCATTCATTCTACCAATAGTGTCATATCCTGACGTACCATCTTTTATTATTTCATTTATCATTTCACGCAATGTTACTGGTGCATCTGGATCAACACCTGCAACATTTGGAGGATCCCACATCTTTGGGTTAAGGTCTGAAAGTTTCATATCTAAAACAGAGCCAAGTTTTTCCTTCACAACTTTGCTTTGCTTGTTAAGCGGTTTATCCAGATCCAGCAACTCATCTGGCGTTACTTTCAGCTTGGTTTCATACACCTTTCCTGTGTCTTTTATTTCAATTTTATTTGCTATTGGTTTAAGCAGTTTTAACTTTTCTGTTTCTTCCGCAAGGAGCTCTCCTGTTGGATCAAGCTGCCAATGTGTGCTCGTTTCTATTTGTTCTTCTAAATCTTTTACCCATTTATTTGGATCTTTTTCTTTTGTTAATCGGTATTGTCTTCTAATTGCTGAATCGAGCACCTGATCGCCTGTTGTGCCGACTTTCCTGCTCCCTTGCCAAATCGGTTTTCCATCGTATTCAATAATTGTGCCTAACGCTTTCTGATATTCCTTACCCACCAACTCTTCTTCTGCAAAATATAAACCATGACCATAGGCTTGTATACCCTCACCTGTGCCGATCTTTTTAATATCAAACTCGTCAAAATCCCCAGCACTGCCATGATAAGCGGTGATATAGTCTTCGCTTTCTGGTAGCGATGCGATGCCTTTGGCTTCACTGGGGTTGTTGGTTGCTGGTAAATCATCGACACTATAGTATTCAATATCGTCATAGAGCTTAATTTGTTCACCATTAACATCCTCAACGACACGAAAAGCATCTGGATTGTCCAGTTTAACCATCACATCGTTATTAATATTGGTGGTTTTACCATTTTTAATGCTCTTAACGCCATAACCAGACTCGTCAACAAAGACATTGTTGCGCATAGGATTGAAGCCCAAGACCAAATCGGGCTCAAATATATCAAGATCATCGTGAATGCCACGAACCGCAGCCATTGGAGTTTTACTTATTTCACCGCTTGCAATCTTATCCCTAGCCACTTGGTTTACTTTGAGCTCAATAGGGGTGCCATTCGACTTTAGAGTAACTGCTGGATCATAACCTATGGCAGATCCTTTGGCGATTGAAGATTCAGAACCACTCGTAACATCATGTATTGTTTGTGCTTTAAAATTCCCAAGCTCTGGATCTGCTTTAAAGTTACTGTTTAAATTTAATCTAACATCAACCACTTTGTTTTCTGGAATCTTTGTTTCAGCAACCATTTTCTTGGTTGCGCCTTCGGTTCCAGCACTAGCCTTACCTTGGTTAATGAGCTCTTGAGCTCTATCCACAACTTTAGCTCCACGACTAGCCTTCCCAGCAATACTTGCGCCCTTTAAAGTGGTTCCAGCGAGAACACCCATGGGTCCTGTGACTGGGATAGACGCGTAGGCAGCGTCACCGAATAAACCCATGCCTTGATAGAGTGCATCCAAGTATCTCTTGTTGGCAATGTTTTCACCAAAGCTGGGCAGCATCTCTCCACTGCCAGAGGTATCTGCTGGATAAAGACCCAAGGTGTCGGTTATACCAGCCCCCGGCAAGCCTAGACCAGCCATCCAGCCAAGAGTCGGCAAGCCTTTTATAATTTCTTGTTCTCTTGCTTTACGCTCTGCGTTAGATAAAGCTATGCGTTCCTGTCTCTCTTGTCGTGTTTCTGCCATAGACACAATTTACCATAAAAGCATTGACCAGTTGAGCTATTTGAAATGTGGTCCAGTAAACCACGCAACAACCACATAACGCTCTCCTTTGGTTATAGGTCTGATGCAATGTGAGATGAATGAGCTAAAAGCAACCACCTCACCAACCTTGGGCTTTACCTTCTCTGACTCTTCTGCTGTCCTAAAAACCATTTCACCGCCTTCGTAGTCATCGTTTAATAATATTGATACTGCTATCTTGCGTTGTGCCGCGATACCACCAGCTCCTATATCAATATGCCAACCATAACCATTGGAAGGAGCTGTGTACTTCATCACTTGAGCTTTCTCAATGCCGTTGATCTCATAATTGAAGTAACCATTAACTGTTCGCGCAACCTTTTGTAAAATAGCATATAAGGATTCTTCCTCAGACTCTATGTGGTAGACATCGACATCACGATATTGGTTGTCCACAACCATCTTTGAGCCTTTAAATACCTGTCCCTTAATTGGTTTGACCCGCTTGGTAAGATCCATAAACGATTTAATCTCATCTTCCTCTATGGAAAAGTTACCAGTAACGCCATGCTTGGGATTGTTCATATAAAGCCATCTTACCAGCTCTAATAATATTTGCCAAAAAGCCCAAAACACGAAGAATCGCGTTGCGCACATTCCTGAGAAGCCTAGTTTTACTGGGCTTTTATTAGAATGATTCTAAAAAGAGTGCTCATTTGTATACAAAATACACCAAAAAGTGAGTGATTATATGCACTTTTGTCATTTTTTTGAAAACAGCAAGCTCTGAAACGCCTACTACATAAGGCTTTGCAGACATCTGTATAAAAATGTATAATAAGTTATAAACAAATAAAGGAGCAGATGATGAAAACAAATATATCAATCGAACTGAACGATGAGCAAAGACTGAACCTTGGTCGGAAGTATCACAACAGCAAAGCCAAGAAGATGATAACCAGAAAAGAACTGAACCATGTTGTGGTGAAGTTTATTGAGCAAGTCGAAGTGCAAAGCAACATCCCAGATGACATGGGAATCGAAGAGCTTGCTAAAGCCATTGCGAAGATGACTTGGAAGATAACCGATGAATAGAGACCCAGACATAATTATAAAAAATCCAGATGGCTCTGGTTATAACTGGAGTGCTTATGCTAGGCGAGCAGGTATCTTAGATGAAAACAACAACTATATAAACGATGAAAAAGATGTTGAAAAAACAAAACAAGAAGAACTTATATTTAAAAAGGAGATTAAACAATGAACAAAGAACAAAAAGAAAAATTCTTAATGGCTATGAAAATACATATTAATGAACAAATGCCAAAGCTGAAGGAAGATCAAAAACTAAAAGTTAAGATCGTTTTAGAAAATGGTGATCTCAAGATTCATTCTCGCCCAGTACCAAAGGATGCCAAGTCGAGCTAATCTTTGATTACTCATAACCGATCAAACACATTTTGTGCCCTAATATTAAAATCTGTGTCTCTAATGGTTTCCTTCCAGATGCCTATAATGTGATCCGCTTCGCCACCGACATCGTGTTTGGTGTCGAGCGCCAGATACATTCTTTCTTTTAATGCGTCTGATGCGAGATTCCTGTAGTGCATTTTAAAAACAAGATTAAGTGTATTAAAGTATTTATCCATTATTCTTTTTCTCCAACGATATGAATGTCGCTGTCTTCTAAATCAATGCTGTGAATCTCTTTGAAGTTTTTACGAACCCTCTCTATTGCTTTCTCTTTAGAGGTAGCATTAATGGTTTGTGTCCAGACGACTTTGACATCAATAAAATAATCAGATCCAGAAACGATCTTTTTCTTCACAGCTTTAAAGTGGTCAATGAGTTTATTGTAATAAGTTGGACTCATTGCTTTCAGTTTAGCGATGGAGTCTTTGTTCTCTAAGTAATAATCATTAAGTGTATCGAGCTCATCAAAGTCTTGACTGAAAGTTTGCAGCCATTCATAAACTCTCTTGCCATTAATGATGTCGTCTTTGTTTTCCATTAAAAAGATTCTAAATCAACAGACACTAATTTACAACTATTTATTTTATTTTATAAAAAACATACACATTTGTATAAAAAATGTTATACTTCCTATGTAGGATAACAAATATGATTAAAGATAAATACATACCCAGAGCCTCAGAAAGAGAAAATCACAACTGGTGTGTGCCTTATGCTACTGCTGTAGTGACTGGTCGAGACTATGATGAGGTTTACAAAGTGTTCAACGACACGCTTCCCAGACGCGGATTGGTCAAAGGCGTTAAAGAGTCAGAGACACATTTGGTTGCCGACAAGTATGGCGTTGATTTGAAGAATAGATATGCGGTCAATGGCAGGGCTTCCTCAATAAGAAGTACAAACATTATTAATGTTCATGGCTACGATGGCGTTTACAACATTCGCAACATCAACAAGGTGGTCACAGCGTTGCACAACACCAAAGATTACATGGAAGACAAAATGAGCTCTGGTGATTGGTGGATCAAAGAAGACAGTCTTTGGGGCAAAACAGACGCTGGTTACTATTCCCTCTCTAGTGGCTCTTCTCGCAACAAATGGTTCTACGATAAGTGGATGGAAACACCAGCAGTCGATTACAAAAGCAGATACTACTTTGTCAGAATTAGCGGTCACATGATGGTTTACGATTACGAGAAAGATCTCATCATTGATAACCACAGCATGAAGTGGGTGACACCCAATGACCATAAAAACAGACTCAAGCACATTAAAGAATTGGTGCCAGTGATCTACACTGACGACTTTGTTCCAGTAGAGCCTTCTCCTAGACCAACAGGTGTGAGTGAGAAAGCTCGATTGAAAAAATTGTATTACAACCGCACTAGACGCTTGTGTAAGAAAAACGGAATAAAGATTTTGATGAATGGTAAACCAAAGAATTGGACCAGCGTTAGTTTTTATCGTGTTGACCCACTCAGAAGGGTGGCGAAGATGACACCAAAAACAAACAAAGACAATTGGGCACCAGATTGGAAGGTGGCTTATGAAAGTCTTAAAAGGTTCGGGTGGAAATAATGTTCCACATGGAACATATTAATATTTATAAAAATTTGCAAATATATATAAAGGATGTTAGATTACGAATATGACAAATTTAATTAAAAAACTAAAATACACAAAAAATGACATTCCAAGATTGCTCAAAGAGTTTGATGAGTTTGATGGGTTTGGTTGGCAATTTGTTGACCAGAAATCTGAGCCAATAATTCCAATTCCTGATGCAAGTTTTGAGGAATGGGAAAAGAATGAGAACATCAACTGGAAAATGTATGATAGATGTACTCATTGCGGAAGGGGTGCGAATGGCGCTGTTATGTATCATTATTATGGTGCTCGCGCAGTTAGCAAGCAAGATTCATTGTTAATAAGTATGTTTGATTCAGGTGCGAGTCAGAATTTGTACTGTATCGGGTCTGGCTGTGCAAAAAAAATCACAAAAGAAATACTTAGACCTCAAGGATTAAATCCGAGAGATTATTTTTGGGGTGATAATTATAAACAGCCTTATGAAGATGATCCCGATTATCTCCACATTGGCGATACTGCTGGTTATGAGGGAGATTATGAATAACGAAGCACTACAAAAACTGATTTACCTGTATCAAGATCCAGACATTGCTGGAAAAGTACAATTCCCAATGCACTTTAAAGCAGAGTATGCTGACATTCCACCCAAAGAGCTCTCTGCATATTTTAAGGCTTACAGCGCATATTTACAAAAGGCTTCGAAGTTTTACATAGACAAAAGAGATGCTGCCAACCAGCTCTCAGCAGATGAATCAATGAAAATCATGGAAGGCATAAAGTTGTATGCACCCTATGATTGTTTCTTGGTTCAAATTGAAGGCTCAAGAGAATCAGAAATGGTAGACCATCTTCTTGTTATTAATACACAAGAAGATCCCGATGGAGAGTTAGATGACAGCATCGCGGCAGCCCGATTTATTTATCATAAGAAATGGCAAGTTTGGTCACACGACATGAATGTTTGGAGCATTACTAGAGACAAAAGCACAGACGACTTTTCAGATGCACTAAAGCCAACAGAAGAATATTTCAAAGAAAATAAAAATCCAAAGCATGGCGCGGGGTTTGGTATGAAGGCAGTATTTCCAGAACACTTAAAA